TAACTGATCTGCCGTATCTTGAATAAGACCAACAGCTGACGCTGTTACTAATGCCAAATTAACTATTTGATATAGTGCGTTAAATATATTAGCAATCTTGGCCCTACTCCAAAATAAAGCGAGAGTGCCCGTTATTAATCCTATAGCTACTTTAAATTTCTTTATAGTATCTTCACTACCAACAAACCCTCTAATTATTTCATCTAGAACAGCTAATACAGTTTCTCTTATTTGAGGTATTAACATCAATCCAACAATTCCAGCTATCTTTGCAAAATCAATCGCACCTCTTTTTTGAGTTTGAGCGTCTATTACTGGCCCACCGATGCTTGTCATTGCAGCTGTTGGTTTTGACTCCATAATAAATTCACGCTCTTTGAACCGCTCTATTCTTTTTTCAGCTGCTTTTCTTCTTTCTACCTCTGCAAGATCTTCCAAGTCTAAAGAAACTAACTCACCATCTATTCCGCTAATTGCTTTAGATGACGCAATTAAATTATTTTTAGTATTCTCGTTTGTGAGAATAATTTGATCAACATAAAAAGACAGCGACGCAAACATTTCATCTTTTGCGTCGCTTATTGCTTGATTTCTTAATACTATATCAGCCACGTTGCTGTAATCTCTCTTTTTCTTTTTCTAGATAGTCTTTTAATAAATCAACATAAATATCTCTCTCAAAAGGAATCATGCTTTCTATTTCATCTATTGACCACTTGTGGTGCTGAGCCAAACTAAAATTTAAAACGTAATAATTTGGCAGCGTGTTATGACTCAGCCCAACGTAAAAAAATCTGTTAAATTATTCAGTACAATATTTTTTTCTTTTCCAAGGCTGTTCGTATACTTTACTTCATAATGCAGCCGGGGCATTGTTGCAAAAAAATCTTGAACTTTCTTAAATGTCTTAACATCAAGCTGCTGTATAAAATCATCTAATTCATCTGCACTGTATTCACTTATATCGTATACTGTTTCGCTGTCGTAAATCTTTTCAATACAGCCTTTAAGGATTTGAAAAAACAAGTCTGTCTCACCATCAACCGATTCGATATTATTGGCAACATTAGTTTTTGGATACTTCATTACCATTCCAAGTTGCTCATTTATTTCTATTTTATTAGTGTGATCAGTTTCTTTTTTTACTTCTATTTCATCAAGATTAATTTCAACTGTGTATCGTTTATCATCTTCTAAATCTCTGTAAGTTACTTCAATAACGTTATTAATTGATTTTGCTCTGATCTTAATAAAGATATACTCCATATCGAAAGTGCAGAGCTCATCTACGCTTACGTCTTCAGATAAAATACAATTGGAAATAACTTGTTTGATTGCACCGATAATCTCTTTAGGATCTTCGCTTGACTGCGCCATTAGTAAAAGTTTTTCTTCTTTTACTAAAAACGGTCTATACTTTATTTCCTTATCTGTCGATGGCAATTTCAAAGTAAAGATCGGGTATCCAATCTTTGGTAATGATTTAACATTTTTATTCATTTTAACTCCTATGAGAATATTCCAGACAACCCACCTATAGCTTTTTTGGCATTACCAATTACATTAATTACATCAGCAACTCCAGTTGGCTTTCTAATTGTACTAATCGTTTGAATAGCTGAACCTACCTTTAATATTTTTTGAAGAAGAGACAAACCTCCAGATGACGCACCATCAAGTAATCCTGTAAGGTCAATTTCTTCCAGGCTCCAGTTATAGTATGTAAATGTAACAGGGATTCGCATAATACTATCATTATCTGCCCAGGATAAAGCTACATCTCCTAAAAAGATAGGATATGCTTCGTGAAGATTAACGACAATAACTTTTTTATTTGCTTCATCTAATACTGTAATCCGAATTTCAGTAGCGTATTGATTTTTAAATTCGACTTCAAATGGTTTTAGACCGTTGAACCCCACACCAAAAGAGGAGTATGGCATACGATCTGATTTTACTATCCCGTTCATCCAGCTATAAAAAAATTGATGTATCTGTCCTGTACCATCACCTAAGAAAGTAAACGTTTGATCTGTAAAGACGGGGGCATATGGTTTACGTTCAATTGGACCATACCCATATCTTCTAATTTCAGAAGTGGCTAATGACATACCAGGAATGTTTGTTGCCTCTGTTAGAAATGGAATAACCCTTGCTATCTCGGTAGCTGCGCCCGCCATCATTGGAGGGGGATTTATTTCTACGTAAAATTTATTAGTTCTTAAAAGTCCGTTTTTGCCTGCTATTGTTGATCTAAATTTGTTAAGATCGGTTAGCGAGTCAGGTGATTCAACAAAGCCTAAAAACTTTTCTATTGCTTTCACAAGGCCTGGCGGCAAAAATGGTTTAAGTGTATCTTTGATTGCATTGACTGCGCCCAGACCATCTCTAGCAATTCCAGCGCCTTTGGCAATAAATTTGCCTATGTTTAAGCCCATATTGTTCCTAACCGTTAATTATTTTTTGTGAATCTGAATATACCTTAGCAGCATCAGCTTTAGCAAATCTTTGAAGCGGTAAAAAGAGAGCTATATCCCACTGCTTTGGATCAATTAAAATAAAGTCAGTCCTCACATGTTTATTTAGATAGTGCTTTACACATGGTTTAAAATACCTAAATTTTGAAGCTCTACTTAAAACATCGTACGAGAGTTTAAGAACTGTAGAACTATCATATTTTTTATTGCTAGTGAGAGAGTAAAGTGCATCCATTAATCTCGCTCTCATTACCAGAGGTAAGTAATGAACATTTAACCCGTAAAAGCCGCCAGGAGCTCCCGCAAAAGGAAAGATTAAGGGAAAGCGGTCGTAGTAAGGTAAGCTTGATTTTAATTTTGGATCGTAGCCAAACAAGTACATACTTCCCATTGATATACCTTCAACCGATTGAGTTTCTAGTTGACCTATAAGTCGGCTAGGTGATGCACTTCTAGCTCCTACTTTTTGTGCTTCTGAGCGAAACCAATTTCTTGCATCAACCGTTCTTGAAGGTACTATTCCTCTTGTTGCACTATCACTTAGTATTTTGTCGAATACGTTTGCCATTGTTTATACCTAAATCTTTTTCTGTTAATATTTGAAATTTCCACTCTCTTTGCTTACAGTACTGCTCTGCAGCAACCCATTTTGCACTATTAACTCCCCAAGTCTGCACTTCTCTTAGATATCTTCGTGTCGGCTTAGAGCCTTTAATAATCGGCTTTGGCTCTTTTACTTGAATGTACGGCTTGACCTCTATTATAACAGACTCGATGAGATTATCGACTGTTTTTCTACGAACAAAAAAATCTGGAAAATATCGATGTATTCTATTATCTATAGGGGAACGGTACGGAATAGCAATTTCTTCACTAGACCATTCAAGCACGTCTTGATGTGCATCTAAATAAGACATAAGACGAAGTTCGTACGAGCTCCTATAAATAATATTAGTCGGATCTCCTCTGTACTTATTTGGATTTCTTGGCTTAAACAATCCCTTATAACTCATAAAAGTATTTATGGCAGAATTCGACAGACACACCTATTTCTCAGAAGATCAGGACGTTGGCGGGCAGTGGACTGGAGCCCCTGGAGACGATGATCCATTTGGTGCACCTCCTCCTGACCCTACCGGATATGTAGACGCAGACTCCCAAGAAGGAGGATTCTATGGGGGTGGTGGAAACGTTGGCATCAGCAGCGGTGACGCTGACTCACAAGATGGCGGATTTTATGGATCAGTAGATGACGGCGGTATAGAGTCAGCAGCATCATCTATTTTTCCGGAAGAAGCCAGAGGCAGCTCTACCGGCATGGCATCTGTAATGCAGTACCCAGACGAAGTAACTTCTCTCAATCAATTTATTTCTTTCTATTTTCAAGAAATTGTAAGACCAGGACCTTTAACTCCTAGAAGAAGTAAACCATCAGCTTTAATTGTTTTACCTATTCCAACCAATTTAGTAGAGCAGTTTGGTATGCAGTATAATGAAAAAAAATACGGATCGGCTTTAGGAGTTTTAGAGAAAGCAGGAGCATTTGACGCCGCTACTATTAGCCAAATTGCAGCAGGGGGCCAAGAAGGTATTGACAAGACCCGTGAAGTTACTAAAAGCGTAGTTGATGCTGCTAAAAGTAATGTGAGTCTAACAGCAGCCATTCAGCTAGGAATCAGAAACATTGTTGGAGATGGTATTATTTTATCAGCTGTTGAAAGAGCATCAGGCGCTATTCTTAATCCTTATCAAGCATTACAATTTGACGGCATACAGTTAAGAGCTCATACGTTTAGCTATAAATTTTCTCCAAAGTCAGAAAGTGAAGCCGCATCTTTAAAAGAAATAATTAATGAGTTTAAAATTAGAATGCACCCAGAAAAAGACGGCTTACTATTAACTTACCCAGATGTGTGCCAAATAGGTTTTGCACCTGATAGCTCAATGCCTTACAAATTTGAGCAATCATTCTTAGAGTCAATGACAGTTAATTACGCTCCATCCAATACTCCTGCGTTTTTTAAAGGTGGTCAATACCCAGCAGAAATAGAAATCACACTTAATTTTAGAGAGCGTGTACCTGTTACGAAAGAATTTTTTCAGGATGCTTTTGCTTCTTACGCAGGGGGCGGCGGTATGTCCTCGCTCACTGAAGGATCCATTGGCGGGTTTGGTTCAATTAGTGAAGGAGGAGGATTGTTCAGTGGAGATGTTGACGCTCAAGATGGAGGATTCTACGGAGGCGGCGGCAACGTTGGATTTAGTAGTGGTGATGCAGACTCTCAAGACGGTGGGTTCTACGGTGAACAGCAGCAAGAGGGATACTTTACCAATGGTGACGATGTAGACGCACAAACTGGAGGATTTTATGGTGATGATGTTATTTACCCAGAGAGTATATAATGTATAACCTACTTTCAAGATACCCAATTGTAAATTATGGCGAGAGCCTTGCTCAAAATATTACTACTAGAATAAAATTTAAAGAGCTTGCCAAATCTAAAAAAATTGTTTATTACCCCTACGTAATAAAAGAAGGTGAAAGACCAGAGCAGATAGCTCAATTTTATTATGATGATCCTAGATATGTTTGGCTAGTGTTTTTAAGTAACGATATCTATGACCCATACTATGATTGGTTCATGCAGGACAATGTTTTTAAAGAATTTATTCTTAAAAAATATGGATCAATAGATGCTGCAAACAAGAAAATAGTATACTGGAGAAATAACTGGGTTAATGATGAATCAATAATTTCACTATCACAATATACCAGCCTTCATTCTGCTGGTAAAAAATACTGGGCTCCCATACTAGGATATAATAATCAAGTTACTAGTTATAGAAGAAAAGAAATAAGTGAGATACGAGAAACAAACACCACGCAGGAGCTGGCTGTTAGTAATGCCAGTATTTTTTCTGTAGAAAATATTATAAAACAATCTAACACAACAACCCAGATCGCACAAGCAACAGTCAAGCATGTAAACACAACCGATAATAAAATTATTATTCAGCACGTTGGAGGCGCTTTTACTCCAAGTCAGGGTGCAAATGGTAACGTTATTATAGACACAACAACAGTAAATACATCAGTTTCTTCTGTGTCTACTATAGTGACTTCTATAGCTAATTCAGTTGCAATTTACTGGGAGCCAGTATCAGCGTTTAAAAACGAAACATTGCTTAATGAGTCAAAAAAGTTCATTAAATTAGTAGATAAAAACTTTGTTACGCAAATAGAAAAAGACCTCGACACACTTCTATGACCGAACGATACGAACTAGGTGATGTAGAACTTATTGACTTTAAACTTGAAGCAGCTACAAGGACTGTTGATCTCAGAGGACAGGCTATTTCTGTTTCTATATTTGAGGATGTATACCAACCAACTTTATATTGTGAAATAATAGTTGTAGACGCTATTAACCTTACAAAACTATTAAAACTCAAAGGTGAAGAAACAATTTCAATTTCCTTTTTTACTAAAGGAAACTCAAAGATTACAACTTATGATTTTGTAATTTATGGTATTCAAGGTGTATCCATTCCTAACAATAATAAACTTTCAACTTATACAATTAGATGTACGTCAATCGAGCATTACACTAATAATATTGTTAACGTTGAAAGGTATTTTAAAGATAGCTGCTCGTCACTAGTAAGTAGTATATGCAGGAATTATTTAAACACTTCTAAAAACATAGAAATAGAGTCTACCAAAGGCATATTTCCAGTAGCAATGCCAAGCTCTAGTCCGTTTAAAGCTGTAGATTATATAAGACAGAAATCAGTTTCAGCATCTTTTCCTACCGGAGGATTTTTTGTTTTCTTTGAAAATCAAGACGGGTTTCATTTTAGGTCTATAGAAGGTCTTTTTAGAGACGGAGTATCTAAAATAGGAAACAAAATATTTACTTACGCAACAAACACTCAAACAGACATACCTAGAGAAAGAAAAGCGTGGAGAAATCTTACTCGCTACGAGCACTTGCAAAAAGTAGATACAGTATCAAAGTTGGTTGCTGGTACGTTCAGTAACAACGTTAAAACATGGGATATATTTACAAAAGATGTAGTAGATGTTCCGTATTTTTTTAGTTCGCAAGGCGATCAAATTATACAAAATGGAGGTACCTCTACTGCGTCTAGTCCTAACTCTGATTCGTTTGTAAATCAAATGACAGACGGCCCTAGCGTAAAATATTTTATGCCAATTGATACTGATAGATTCACTGATTTTATTCCTGATTATAGAGGGTCACAGAGTGCTTTTGAAGCACTGTTTCAACAAAATATAGTTAGATGTATGGCTAGAGGGGATAACTTGTTAAAAGCAGGCGATGTCGTCACGCTTAATATTCCTGATGCAGCAGGCTTTACAGATAATATTCAATATGATAAAGTTTACACTGGTAATTATCTTATAACAAGACTTAGACATATAATACATATTAATAAAGATAATATTAAACACGACGTTTCCTTTGATTGTAACATGGTGGGGTTAAATTTATGAGTACATTAGGATTAGGCGCAGAAGGATTTAGATGGTTTATTGGTAAAGTAGAAGATCGAGATAGCGATCCGTCTATGTTAGGACGGATTAAAGTTAGGATGTACAACATACATCCAGAATCTAAAGCACTTATAGCAACAGAAGAGCTACCCTGGGCCACTATTCTAGGGTCTCCTAATAGTGCAGGGCATATAAAAATAGGCCGCTCTCCTACCGGTATAATGAATGATTCTATTGTGATAGGATTCTATCTGGATGGCAACGACGGCAATCAGCCTGTAATTTTAGGTACTATTGCTTCCATCCAGCAAGGAGAAAACGACATACCTCCTGAAGCAAGAGAGATTAATGAGGTTGTAGAGAAAAAAGAATTTGACCCTATTAACTTACCGTTTCGTGGAGAACCGTATTCTGCTTACGCTACTAAATACCCAATGAACAAGGTCCTTAGAACAGAAAACGGACATGTTATTGAGGTTGATGATACTCCAGGTAAAGAAAGAATTCATGTGTTCCATACAACGGGAACATACTGGGAGATTGATGAAGTAGGAAGACTAGTTCATAAATGTGTAGATAACAGCTACGAAGTTGTATTACAGAATAAAGACGTTCATGTTATTGGTGATGTTAATATTAAAGTTGACGGTAACGTTAACATTAAGGTAGATGGCAACTGGGATCAACACGTTTTAGGAAATTACACTCTCCAGGTAGATGGTAACTACGATTATACGGTAGGGGGTAATGTAACACGGAAGGTGGGCGGGGTACACGATTTAAACGTTGGAGGAAAGATGGATACAAAAACTGGTGGTAATTACGCCGTTGATGCTCCTAGAATAGATCTTAACTCCGGAGTCGCTGCTCCAGCTGATGCTATAGAATCTCAATGGCAATAAAAAACTAATAAAAGACAATTATGCCAGCAATTCATAGAAATACTGATCCAAGAGGATGTGGTGCAAGTACAATAGCGGTAGGGCAGGGTACTGTTTTTGCTAATCAACTTTTAGTCTCAGTTAACGGCGATCCAAACACTCACGGAGGTGGTAGTTTGATCGCTGCATGCAGACAAGTTTATGCTGAAGGAATTTTAGTAGTTAATCATACTCCAGATACTTCTACCCCCGATGCGTTCCCTCACACAGTATCGCCCACGGCAGGTGGCTCACCAAATGTGTTCGTAGGAGATTAAATGGCTAAAGTACAATTATCAAGACCGCAAAATAGAACTCTTAATAACGATATAATTTATTCTGATATATTTTCTAATCTAGACGTACATCCAAATAAAAAAGATTTGGTAAGACATGTTAATGATGAGTCTGTAAAGCGTTCAATTCGCAATATACTTCTAACCAACAGGGGCGAGAGATTGTTTAAACCTCTTTTAGGTAGTGATATTAGAGCAATTCTTTTTGAGAATATGTCTCCTGTAACTGAACAAAATTTAAAAACATTTGTAGAGACAGCAATTCAAAACTACGAACCTAGAGCAAAATTAAGGCAGGTACTTGTAACAGGGGTGCCCGATCTAAACGCATACAGCGTAACTGTTGCTTTTTCCACAATAAATAATAACGATACAATTTTCCTAGAAATGCTATTAGAAAGGACTAGATGATGGCTAATAGTTCCATCAATCTTGTCGGACTTGATTTTTCCGATATAAAAAATAATCTTAAAGATTATCTAAAAAGATCTGATTCACCGTTTAGAGACTATAATTACGAAGGGTCTAATATTAGCGCCTTTCTCGATCTGCTTGCATATAATACGTATTTAAATAATTTCTATCTTAATATGGTAGCTAGTGAAATGTTTTTAGATACTGCAAACTTAAGAGATAGTATAGTATCACATGCTAAAGAGTTAAATTATATTCCGCAATCTTTTAAGTCTGCAATTGCACGAGTGGGGTTTACTATTACTCCTTCCACTGCTCTAGGTTCTATCGTTGTTCCAAAAGGAACCACTTTTACTTCTAGAATTGGTAGCAATAATTTTACATTTTCGATAGCAGATAATATTACTGTTAATGCCAATACAGCAGACGGTAAATTCTATGTTACCACAAATATTTACGAAGGTGCGTATACTTCTGATTCGTTTGTCTACTCATCTAATTCAGACATAAAATATGTTTTGTCTAATCAAACTATAGATCTTAGCAGCCTTACTGTTAGTGTAATTTCAAGTACAGGCGCTACTCCTGTTGAATACAGACAAGCAAATTCTTATCTGGGCCTGACCCCTACATCTAATGTATTCTTCTTACAAGCTGCTACTAATGACCAATACGAGATTTTGTTTGGTGATAATATTAGCGGAAGAATGCCTTTAGCAGGATCTGTTATTGTGGCGCGGTATAGAGCATGTAACGGCGAGCTTCCAAACGGATCAGCTGTTTTTAATATTGACGGCCCTATTCAAAATCAAGCTAACATAACTCCCATCTCTACAATCTTTGCGGCATCAGGTGGTGCGGTTAGCGAATCATTAACATCTATTAAACGTAACGCTACTAGACATTATCAAAATCAAGAGCGAGCAGTTACAGCAACTGATTATGAAAATTTACTACAGCAAAACTTTCCAGAAATTCAAGCTATTTCTGCCTATGGTGGAGAAGAATTAAACCCACCGCAATTTGGTAAAGTCTTTATTGCAGTAGATGTAGTAAATGCCGACGGTACTCCTGAGATTACAAAGCAAAAATTTGTTAATTATCTAACGCCTAAATGCCCGCTTTCTATTGAACCCATTGTTGTTGATCCTGAATTTTTGTATTGCACAGTTAATTCAAGCGTTAAGTACAATGTAGGTATTACATCCCTTAAACCAACTGACATGGAAAACGATAGTAAAATCTGCAATTAGTAGATTTAATACGACGTACTTAAATAGATTTAAAAATACCTTAAAGTACAGCAAATTATTATATGCTATCGATTCATCTAACCCAAGCGTAATTAGTAATG